TTGGTTACTGGATAGAATTTAAATTGATTATTTGGTGAATTAAAAGTATTTCCATATTCATTTTCAACATTTTCAACAAATATGGTATCACCAACTTTAAATGGTGCACTAGAAAATCCTAAAATTGGAGTTGCTAATGTAAAAGTTACTAAACCAGTCGTTTCATTTGTAACTATTGTACCACCAATTGCAATATTGGTTATTTGTATTCCATTCGTATTATCTTGAGTAAATATCTGACACTCTCCAATTCCTTTTGGAGTTGCTATAATATCAACAGCATTAATTGATTGAGTTGCTTGACTTACTTTAGCCTGTAGAGAACCACTATTTACTATTTCTTTTGACTCAGAATCTATAATTACTAATTCAGGTGCTGTTAGATAATTTTTTCCACCATCAGATACCTCTATAGATGCAATTTGATCCGAATTTTTTATAGTAATTACAGGAGATATATTCGCTATTGGTTTTAATGTTTTATCCGAAGAATATTCAAATCCAATATTAATTATTTCTGTATTTTCAATTTGATTGCTGTTAGTTGAATCAGGTAGTATTTTAGCATTAGTTCCTTGTGTAGAAGCAACACTTACAAACTTTGGTAATGCTTTATATCCATCTCCACCGAAATCTAAACTTACATCATTAATAGGTCCTCTTTCAGTTTTTGAAGTAGTGGAATATTCTAAAGTATTTGTATTATCAGAAGTATACAATAAATTTTCTGGTTTATTGGTTAATCTAATATCAAAGGTAGTTGTTCCAACCCCAACAATTGAATAATCCTTATTATATTTACTATCAGTATATGATATTTTAGAACCATTAACAACATCAATATCTGAAGTGCTTATGAACCCTGATTTTTCAACATTATAGAATAAATTTTGTGGATTATTAATTGAATAATTTATTGTCAAAGATGCTGTAGACGTAACTCCAATTGTACCAGAAGTAGAAACAACATTAATTGTTGTTGCTCCTGTAGAAACAAAATCATTATCAAAATTTTGATCTTGATATATTTTAAAGTCAAAACCAGATAAAGATGAATCTGATATGTCAAAAACTAAATTATTATTTTTTGTAACTGAAATTGGAGGATTAATTAATGATAGTGTATGTGTCGCACCAATAGATACTAAATTTATAACTTTTGGTGGTATGATCTTAGAATCATATAAAGTTTCTGATAATTTTATTTGATTATCACTAATTTTATAAACAAAATAACTTCCAGTTTCTAATCCACTAGCTACTTCTACAGCATCATAATAAACTTTATCTCCTGTCTCTAATCCATGAGAATTTAAAGTTATTGTATTTGTAGTTGTATTAATTCCAGAAGTAAAACTAATTCCATTTATCAACAAACTATCAGTTAAAGAATTATATTTAACTTTAACAGAAGCAGAAGTTCCAACACCAACTGATTGATTTGGTTCTATATTTAAACTAATAATATCTCCTGCAAGTAAACTATGAGATGTTGTTAGGGTGACTTTTGAATTTATTCTTTCTAAATTTCCAGTTACTTGTGTAAAATTAGATTCAATTGAATAATCAAAATAATTATCCCCATTAGATCTAAAAAACAGTCCATTGGTTGTTGTCAAACCAACTTGAGTTACAATTCCAATATAATCTTTAGATTTATTAATAACGAATACATCTTGACTAGTTCCTGATAATGGCAAACTAAATTGTTGACCAACTGATCCATCTCTAGAAACAGAAATAGCCGATCCTCCAGAACCTCTACTAAAAGTAACGGATTGTCCAGTTTTAAATGGATGATTTGGTAAATATATGCTTTGTGCTGGAATAGATACTTGTCTTGAAGTATCTCCAACAGATACAGTTATTGCTGTAGATATACCAACTGTAGTTGCTACTCCTATAGATTGTCTGGGATTGAAATAAACAATATCATCTACCTTAGAAGTAAATGAGTTGGTTTTAAAGTTAATATCAAAGAAACTAGGAATTAAATTTACTTTCGATGATAGAGTATGTGCCGTTCCAGTTACACCTCTTTTAACTCTTAAAATATTTCTATCATCAAATTTATTAAGAACTAATAGATTTTCAGTTCCTATTCCAATACTACTACCAACAGAAATTATATTTGTTTGATAAACATAAATGTCAGTTACTACACCAGCAGTTGCGTTTGAAGCAAGTTGTTTATATAAAACTGTGCTCTCTGTAGTAATACCAGATACTATTTTATTTCCTGATAAAGATATTCCATCTAATGATGAGATATCTGTTGTTAATCCAGATACTTCTAAATTATTTCCTAGTGATAATTGATGTGTATTTGGAACAAATACTGAAATTGTGTTTTGATTCTTCCAAAGAAAAGTTACATTGTTTAAAGATTCGTAAGAAGTATCAATATTGAATATGGATTTACCATCTAATTTAGAAACAGAAGCACTAACACCGCTTCCATCTGTATCAGTATTATCAAAAGTTATATTATCACCAACTTTATAATTATCTCCAGATTTGATAATTTTTAAAGAATCTACTTTACCTTGACTTACAGCAGTAACTTTTGTCAATTGTGATAGTAATTCATCAGATTCAATAATAAAATCATTATCAGCAGATTCATCAGATAATTTATATGGAAAAGTATTTCTAACTAAATTTGAATTATTAAAATCAAATGATTGTGATACTGCAGATTCAGTATCTAAAGTTTCTGGTAGTGATCTATAGGTGTGTCCTACAAAATAAGGATATTCTGGTTCTTGTGTTATCGTGTTTATTCCTACAAAATAAGCATAGACACCATTTGGATATTCTGGAGTTTTACCAAATCTACCATTATGTTCATCTAAATCTGTAGTAGATGATGGAGTATATGAATAATCATCTGCAAAGAATCCATCAGCAAAAGGTAATTCTGGTCTATTTTCAATTGTAGAATTTAAAGAATAACCTGTTTTTAATATTTTTATAGTAGATGAACTATTCAAAGGATCACTATATCCATATGGACCATAAATTGGATTTCCATCATATGCCCATCCAATTATAGGAGAGTGACTACCAGGTAATTGACCATATCGATCTTGTCCTATTTGAGTTGAGTATCCAACAACTGAGAATTTTAAACCATCATTAGAAGAGATTAATTTTTGATCAGAATATTTTGCTCTATAAGGTCTATTAGTTTGGATACCACATAAATTTAATCTATCAATTGATAGATTAAACACTGCATTTTTTCCTCTTGGAACCACATTTATTCGTGTCTTGTCAAATGTATAATTAGATCCACCATTTATAATAATAACATTGATAATTTTTAAATATGTTGCTGAATTTTCATCTCTATCAATAACTGCTCTTAGTTTAGCACCTACCCCATCTCCAATAACTTCTAAATTAGGAGTTGAATAATATTCATCACCACCATCTTGAATATTGATAGTGGATATTTCACCATTAACTATTAAAGCACTCAAAGAAGGAGTTATATTTTTACCAGTTCTTGGTGCTCCATTTTTAATAGAAACATTAGGTTTATTTTCATAATTAATAATATCTTTACTACCATAATCAGTTCCTTTTTGGTATAAAGATACATCTACTATTCTTCCTTGAACTACTGGAGTTAAAACAATTTTATCAGATGTAGGTACAGAATATAAAGCATCTATGGTTACTTCTATGTCAGGATATTTAAATAACTGATATCCAGTTCCTTTAGATTTGAAAGAAACATATTTTTTACTAATAAAATTGGTGTTGTCAGTTCCACCAACACCTGCATTTGATAATCTAAAAGTATCATCATCAATTTTAATAACTTTATACTGATTTGTAGTCGTCAGTCCAGATATAGATTGTGGTGTTGTAGATCCTAATCCAACACTTGCTTGATAAGTAACTAACTCACCATCAGAGAATCCATGATTATTAAAAGTAACTGTTGATTTTTGTGTAGATATACCTGTAGATGGATTAGCATAAACTTTTCTACTTAAGTATGGTTGACCCGATTGTATAACTCTAACACCAGTTAAATGATTTTTAGCATCCTTTATTCTAAACTTATGAATACCATCCTTAGCAATTTCAGTAAATCCTACAGTGTTTATTCCACTAATATAATCATCTTCACTTTTATAAAGTCTAACTGTTGATAGTCCAATAACCTCTGGCCAATATGGTTGTCCGTCTATTAAAGATTCTGTAGATGATAAATTACTGCCCTTAAAAGTTCCAATTCCTAATTGTGTATTTTTATTTCTATCATAAATTAAAGTTTGACCACTAACTAAATTATGCGGTTTTATGAATGTTAGAGTTTCTTCATTAGTATCAATTCCACCACCAAAAGCGGATGTTACTCCACTAAATTCTAGGACTCTATTTCTTTTTGCAATGATTGGCAATAATATTGCTTCTCCACTATTTCCACCAGTTATTCTTAAAGATTCTATACTTTCTATATCAAATTCCTGTTTATCGACTAATATTTCTCTTATATCACCACTTATTACGGGACTTGCAAGTGCCTGTGTTGATCCAGAAGAAACTATGTCTATTAAAGGTGGATTAATAACATCATAATCAGTACCAAATCCAACAGACGAAAAATTACTTATTGAACCATAAAAAATACTATCCTCGGATCTAGCATTTTCAATTTCAACACCATCTATCAACATTCCTACAGGTCCAGGAATTGTTTTTACATTTTTACCTAAATTTTGCTTAACATCTATAGGGAATTTTTTTAATATTTTCTGAGAAGTAATCTTTTTATCATATTGATCATTTAGAGTAAATGAATGTGCGGTAGTGGTAATTGCTGGAACTCCAAATTCAATAAAAGAATTAGAATCAATAAATGCAGGTGATTGATATAATTTTATTTTATTATTTCCAATATTTTGAACATAGTAAATTCCCGTAGATATTCCAACTAAAGAATTACCTTCTGGTTTGTAAAATACCGCATCTCCCGTTACAAGAGGAATATCATCTTCAGTAAATGATATAGTAGAATACTTTTCAGTTGTTGAATTATAATCCTGTATTGTAACATTTTCAGTTACCGAAGAAATACTAACTCTAGAAATATCTTTACCAATCGTATATGAGGGTAATGAACCACTTGCTACATATAAACTTTCATCCGATTCATTATATACATTTTGAACATCTGATGTTAATATATTATCTCCAAATTGAAGAAGATCAAAACTACTAGATGCTTTTTTAAGATTTCTTCTAATTGAATATAACTTATTACGATTTAAACCTGTTATAGTATCTTCTAATATTACATAATTTCCAGATTGACTTATTTGATTAATTTTTGAATCAGCAATAATTTTTCCTATAGAAAATGGATCACTAGTTTTTTCTAAAAATTCAATACTATCACCCACTTTTAAACTTGATTTGTCAATAGTAGAAGATAATGTAAACTGAGATAAATCACCTGCAGTTCCCTCTATGATTTTATAAGTGCTAGAAGTATTATAAATCCAAGAATTTGCAAATATTTCTTTTTGAGACTTATCTGTAGTTGGATTTTTAATTAATTCCCCAATACTTTTAATATCAATTGTTTCACCTTCTAGTGATAATTTATTGTTAGGAGATGGTACAAACTTCTTTAAAACTCCCGATAATCTTAATTCGACTTTTTTTGTTAAATCACCATTTTCATACCCAAAAACTTTATCATCCGCAATAAGATCAGAACCTAAAACTATAGATGAAGTAATACCAGAACAATTTAAAAATTGATTTACAGTTTTATCGGTATATGTAATACTTGTATTAATACCAGCGATTACTGTGCCTGTTGCACCAAAACCAATAGTAGAATCAACTGTTATAACTGATGACCCAATACTTACAGGATTAATTATTTTAGTTTTACCTGTTACATCAAATGTTCCAGTTATAAATTCTTCATCATTATATCCAACAAAAATATCTAAAATATAATAATCTCTTGAGGTAGTTAATCCAATTATACCTGTTAATAGTTCAACTTCAGAAATTGAAGCTGTAGTTTGTGAATCAGTTGATCGAATTATTGTTTGTCCTTGTAAATTTAGAGGATCTCCAGATAATCTTTCTGCTACTATTCTTTCACGTCTTATATATTTTGCAGAAGATGGTTTTACTAAGTATTTTTCAAGATCAATTACTTTTGGAGTTACTCCATATAAAACATTAAATAAAATTCTAAAGGACTCTTCTGTACCCTTTGATTCATAAAATGTTCTTGCTTCTTTTATAAAGTTATTTACATCTAAATCTGATATAAAATCTGAATTCTCTAGTCCAGGTGTAAATGTTTTCTTTAACTTTTTATAAAACTCTTGTAAGAATAATGCACTTAAATTATCTACATTAGACTGATTAGCATGAGATTCTGCAGATGAATCTGAAAAAATTAATTCTGATGGATTATTACTATCTCGATATGATGTTATTCCACTAAATCCACGTTGACAACCAGTAAAAGTATTTGTTGTTATTCCAGTATAACTTATAACTTCACTTCCTATTCTTAATAACCCATACTCATTTGGAAATCCTTTTGTACTTTTAACTGAAATTGTAGTATCACTAGAAGTAACACTGGATTCTAAGATTGTTACTCCTTGAATAACTTCAGGAGTTAAGTTATCTAATTTTAAATATTGATCAAGATTATCTACTAAATCTATAGGACCACCAGTATACTCCTGAGAAATGTAATATTGCTTTAAAAAGTCTGCAGTTTTTGGACTTTCAGATAATACAAACTCTGGAAGTTGATTTTCAATTATTTGATGAACTTTAACTCTTTTATCAATGCCCGTACTTATCATAATCCTCTTACTAACTCTCCGTTTGTGTAACTTGAAGTAACTTTAAACCCAACACCAGATATCTGATCTCCTGATGAAATGGTATCCTTAACCATATTTATCGTACTCTCAGCGATGTTAAATTTCAAATATAAATCCTGAAGTCCTATGACATCATTCGATTCTGGGAATGCTTGAACCTCTATAACATTATTTGGTTTAACAGTTGATGTTATATTGATAGTTGTTAAATTAATCTCACCTTTTATATAATCAACAGTTCCTGCATTTTCAACAATAACTATTTTTTCACCATCAACAACATCTCTTCTAACAATAGAAATTATTCCTGTTTTCTTATCAGCATTTGGTGTGTCTGAAAGATATACTGTCGATGATACTCCAGAAATTGTAAATCCAGTGCTTTTAATATTTAAACCTTCTGGTTTAACATTGAATTGATTACCAAAACAAAGTTCATATTGTGCAAATTGATTAACAAGAGCATTTAAATTTCTTCTAATTCTTACTCTTGTTATGTTTGAAGTTATAGAATCTTCTATATTATCAATTACACTTAAAACTTTACTATATTTAAATCTACCACCAAATTTATTGATTTCCGTAGATTTAGAGTATTCTGTTAATCCATTAATAACATTTGTCCTTAATCCACTTATTTCTTTAACTTTTGATGAATTATAATAAATGAAGGATTCTAATTCTATATGAAGAATCTTAAGATCAACTATTTTTTGATTTATTCCTGTTAGAGAATAATTTTTTAAATCTGATAATATTCTTTCCTTGTCAAAATCTGATACAAATTCACCATTTTGTGGTTTTATTGTGATAAAGACAGTTCCAAACTGAGGTGGATCTATTTCTTCTCCACCAACGACTGATACACTCTCAGTATTTGGGTAAACTTGTTGTATTATTGCCTCATAATCCCTTGCTGTAACCGCCCTATACTGCGAGGAATACAATCTAGGGGCAAAATACTTAATAGAGTCTACAGACTCTATATTACCGCCATTAGAGGCACCAGAGGTTACACTTATAGATGGATTAGATGCTAAATTAACATTCACTCCAGGAGAACTTTCTATAGTTCCTGCAAAAGAAAATGATGATGGACCATTACCATCTTTTCCGTCAGTAACAATGTAACTAATATTAATTGTTTTGCCATTTTCTAATTTTTTACCAAAAGTACCATCACCAAAGAGAAGTTCATATCTTTCGTCTTGAACTTCTTGTAATAAGAATGTTGTAGATGATGGTTTTATATTTAAAATATTATCTATCTTAGTAAATAAAATTCCTTTATCAGCATCTTCTAAGCTATCCTTTACATATACAACAATCGTTGAAGTATCAATAAATGGATTATCTAATATAAATCTCTGATCTAAAGATCCATCAACAACAAATAATTTTTGTAAGAATGTTCCTTGTAAAACTTCAATATCAGTAAATGATGCAGTATAACCATTAAAAGTCGTTGTTTCTACTCCAGTGGTTGGATCTGTAGAAGTTGTAGAGGTACCTAACTTTACAGTAGTTGTTACATCTTCTGGTATACAAAAAGTATATGTAGTATTACTACCAGTGCCAATACATACTAAACCTGCTTTAAGAGTTACTGTAGACGGTGCATTATCTTGAGTAAATTGCTCTGAATTAGAAATATTATTTAAAGATATAGTTGCTTTTGCTGCAGTTCTAGATCTAGGAACATATCCAATGTTTCTTGCCAGTGAAACTACGTTTTCTCTTACTGTTGCAGAGTCTAAAAACGACTCATTTACAACTAAATTGGAGTTAACAGCAGTTATGTAAGTGTTATATGCTAAAGTATCAATTAAAACCGAAAAATTAGATCCTTCAAAGTCAAAATCAGTAAAATCTGAGTTTGAACGTAGATAATCTTTAATCGAAGTCTTTATTTGATCAAAGTCTAAGTTTGAAAATTTAGTAAATGGCATATTATCTTGTGGCTTCTAATATGAATTGAAATGCTTGAGAGGGAAACTGCTGTCCTACAATATCAAAGTATATATTTACCTCAAATTCGTTCTGATCTGGTCTAGGAAAGACCTCAATTTCCAAATTATCGACTCTTGGCTCATAATTTTCAATTGTAGTTTGAATTTGTTGTTGGATAACTGATGCAGTACCAAAATCAACAAAGTCAAAAAGACTACCTCTTATGTCCGTACCTAAATTTGGGTCAAAAAACCTCTCTCTGGGTATAGTTTGCACTAAATTTCTTACAGATCTCTTAA